TGTCTGTAGTCTGGTTCATGGCGTGATCTCCTATGGCGGTGCCAGCCGCCGGTTGGGTGGTTCAGGATCACCCGGAGATTACGCCACCTTCAAATTTCAACCAACTTCGCGACACGACCTTTGTGGACAGCAATGTGGACAAGAGTTTCTGCGAACTCTCGAATCAAATCAGTCCTAATCCCTGAAATGAAAGCCGCCGCTCCGAGGGCAATCGGAGCGGCGGCAATCTGTGTTTCGTGTGACAGCGAGAAACCTCAGCCCCCGACCCGAGAAAACCCGAAGGAGAGACTTCCATGGCAAAGAAAATACCCCTTAACCCCTCGGAAAACAACCCGAACATGGCCGCCGCGCTTCAATTGGCCGAGGCCGGATTCCCCGTTTTCCCGGTGTCCCAGGCTCGCAAGCCCCTGGTGCGCTGGAAGGACGCTGCGACCGACGATCCCGCCCAGGTGCGGCGCTGGTGGAGCAAGTGGCCGGACGCCATGCCCGCCATGCCGACGGGCTCCAAGAGCGGTGTGAGCGTCCTGGACATCGACCGCAAGAATGGGAAGGACGGATACGCCGAGCTTCGCAAGATCGGGCTCGACCCGGACGCCCTCAGCCATGTGCGGGTGCAGACCCCGAGCGGGGGCGAGCACATCTATTTCCAGCACCCGAGGGGGCTCAGGAACTCGGCGTCGGAGATCGCCCCTGGTCTCGACGTGCGGGGCGATGGCGGCTATATCCATGCCCTCGGCGCGGTCAACGGCTCTGGTGTGTTCGAAGCCCTCGACACGCATCTGGCCGACGACGTGCTCGGCCTGCCGGGATGGCCGGAGAGGCTTCGGCAGGTGCGCCGCGAGCCCGAGCTTGCCCCGAGCCCAAAGGCCCCGGACGCGACCGACGATGATCTGGCCTGGGCGCGGCAGGAGCTTGACAACGTGTGCGCCGAACTGGCCGCCGCCGAGCCCGGCGGGCGCAACCATAACCTAAACCGCGCGGCGCATCGCCTGGGCGGTATCGAAGCCGTGGGGCTCCTAAATGCCCAGGAGATTGGCTATCGGCTTCTGGCCGCGTGCGCCGCGAACGGGCTCCTGCGGGAAGACGGCAAGGCCGGGTGCCTCGCCACCATCAAGAGCGGGCGTAAAAGCGGACGCGAGAGTCCACGCTATCCCCCGGACCCACCCGTCACCGACGACGATTTCGAAGACCTTCGCACCGAAGAGGATTTCGAAGACCCGGACGAATGGGCGGCCTTCATCCTAGGCGAGCCGATCCCCGAACCCTCGGTCAAGAGCAAGACCGGCGGGCTCACCTTCACGTCGCCCGGCGAATGTGAGGAAGAGGCGCGGCGCGGCTATGTGGTCAAGGGGCTGATCGGCCCCGGCCAAATCGGGTGCATCTTCGGCGATCCTGGGGCGGGCAAGAGCTTGATTGCCCCGAACATCGCCTATGCCGTTGCCCAGGGGCGCGAGACCTTCGGGATGCGGACCAAGGCCGCGCCCGTCTTCTACGTGGCCGCCGAAGATGAAACCGGGATGCGGGGGCGCGTCCGCGCGCTCCTGTCCGAGCATGGCGAGGCGGACGGGTTCAAGCTGGTGGGTGGTGTGTCCGACCTCTTCCGCAAGGACTCTCCCGACCTCAAGGCGCTGCGCCGGGCCGTGAAGGACCAGCGCCCGAGCCTGATCGTCATCGACACGCTGGCCATGGCCTTCCCTGGGATGGACGAAAACAGCGCCGAGGGCATGGGGCGCGTGGTGGCCGTCGCTCGGGCGCTCACCAAGTGGGGCGCGGCGGTGATCCTGGTCCACCACGGGACCAAGGCCGAGGGCAACACGCCGCGCGGCCATAGCCTCTTCAACGGGGCGCTGGACATGGCGCTTCACCTGAAAGCGAAGGACCAAGGCGGGATTGTGCGGGGGCACCTGACCAAGAACCGAAACGGTTCCTGCGACCTCGACATCGCGTTCACCATCGACGTGCGCACGTTCGGGCACGACGATGACGGCGACCCTATCGAAGCGCCCTTTGCCAGTGAGATATCGCCCGATGCCCTGACCCAAACGGTTCGGCTTGCACCGACCGAACGCGCGGTCATGGCCAACTTTGCGGAACTGGCCAACGGTGCAGATCAAGTCGAACGACAGGGCCTTCGCGACAAGTGCCTATCGGACGCTGCGGTTTCATCTGCGGAGAAGCTGGCCAACCGGAAGGATACGTTCAACAGGGCGCTCAAGTCTCTGGCGCAGAAACGGGTGCTGGACGTGGGGACCGACCAAGTAGTGCTGGTCAATCTTGGGGGCGTTTCTGACGACGATTTCGAAGACCTGGAAGATGAGGGGGCGGCGCTATGATGCCGATACCGACCGAGACCAAGCCGATACCAGTATCGCCTGTATCGCCCTGGCATGGCTGCGGATGCCGATACCGACCGATACCACACCCTTTAGGGTGGTATCGGCGTATCGCATCGCTGCCCCGCGCTCTGCAATCTCTGGAGTTTCTGAAAATCCCTGGAGCCCCAGGGATAGGGGGCGGCGGGGGCGGGTCCCTCCTGGATTTGGCGTGTCGCGGGGGGCGCAGAGCCCCGGCATTTCGCTCACTCCAGAAAATTCCAGAAACAGAATCCAACTCTGGAGTGGTTGACTCATGAAACCTGAAATCCACGACCCCGAAGACCTCTTGGGCTTCGATTGGCCAGCGCCGGAAAACTCTGAAACCGTGAGCGACGCCGATCTGTCCCAATGGCTCAACCTGTCGCCCGCGCGCATCCACGCCCTGGCCCGCGAAGGCGTGATTCCGAGACATGACGGGCGTTTCGAACTGCGCCCCGCGATCCTCGCCTATGTGGAGCATCTGCGGGCGGGGCAGAAAGGCCGCATCACCAGCAACCCAGACCTGGCCGAACAGAAGTTGCGGCTCGCCACGGCCAACGCCGAGAAAGTCGAGATTGCCAACGCGAAGGCGCGGGGCGAACTCCTGGACGCCCGGCAGGTCGCGCATGAATGGCGGGCCGTGATGGTCGACCTTCGCGCCGCCGTCCTGGCGATCCCGAGCCGCGTGACCGCGCGCCTGGGGCTCGACCGAAAGGCGACACAAGCCCTCGACGCCGAAATCCGAGATGCCATGGAGACGATTGCCGATGACCGTTGATCCCCGTTTCGCTGATCTGCGCCGCGAGGCGCTGGAAGCCTTCCGCCCGCCCGCGAAGCTGCGCCTGTCCGAGTGGATCGAGTCCAGCGTCTTTCTGCCCTCCAGCCTGGCCGCGCAGCCTGGGCGGATGCGCCTCTGGAAGCCGCAACGCGAGATCGCCGACTCCATCGGCGACGATACGGTCGAGCGCGTCACGATCCTGAAATCGGCCCGCGTTGGCGCGACCCAACTCATGGTCGGCGCGCTCGGGCATTTCGTCCATAACGACCCGTCGCCGGTCCTCTGCACCGTCCCGGCAGAAGCGGACGCGCGGCACCTAATGGTGAGCGTGGTCGAACCGACCTTCAACGAGTCGCCGTCGCTACGGGCTGCCCTGACGACGGATGCGTCGGGCCGCGACGTGCTCTTGCACCGGCATTTCGCGGGCGGGTCGCTGTCCATCGTCTCGGCCCGCGCGCCCCGCAACCTTCGCGCCCGCACGGCGCGGGTTCTCTTCGCCGACGAAATCGACGCCTACGAACTCAGCGCCGGGGTGGAGGGCGATCCCGTCGACCTGGCGATCCGGCGGACGATGACCTTCGGCAATCGGAGAATCGTCCTGGCCTCGACGCCCGTCGACGCCGAGACCAGCCGGATTCTGCGGGCCTATGAACAGTCCGACAAGCGGGTCTTCGAAGTGCCCTGTCTGGGGTGCGGCGATTTCCATGAGATCGTCTGGGCGGACATTCGGTGGGACGCGGACAAGCCCGAGACCGCGCATTGGGTGTGCCCGTCCTGCGGGTCGGTGGTGGAGGATCACCAGAAGCCGCCCATGGTCGCGGAGGGCCGCTGGAGGGCCACAGCGCCCCAGGTAGAGGGGCACCGGGGTTACAAGCTCACGTCGCTGACCTCGACCCTGCCGAACGCCTCCTGGCCGCGCCTGGCCGCCGAGTTTGTGCAGGCCAAGCGGAGCCCGACGACTCTCAAGCCTTGGCTGAACACCGTCCTGGGCGAGCCTTGGAGGGGCGAGGGCGACGACCTGGACGCGACCGACCTCGGGGCGCTCCAGCGCCCGTTCTCGCTCGACTCCGTGCCTCCTGACGCCCTCCTGGTCACCGTGGGGGCCGACGTGCAGGCGGATCGCATCGAGG